CCATTAACAGACCAGTCCTTAATGTCACTATCGGCAGTATAAATGCTATCAGAATTACTAAATAATGATTGTAATACGGTAGGTTTCGATACAACATTTGCTGGATTAATATTATAATTCGTCCCGTCAAAATACTGCATTACATCATCGCCTGTGCCGTAATAGGATTTACAGTCATCGTCTCTATGGCTTTCGCACATATCCAGTGTATCTATCGTGCCTTTGTTGAAATCAAGGCTGTCACCCAGAACATCGTAAGAGCCCATGTTAAGCGTGCTGTCTGCTCCGGTGTAGGGGACATATCCTCCTGAAAAACACTTATTCGGATATATCAATTCTTCTACGCCAGAAAATAGCTTAAAATAAAGGCTGTCTCCACCACCATTGTATAACATGTTGAACGATGTTTCTGCACTATTTTTGAGATAGTAATATCGACTTAAAAACGTCTCTCCGTCATATATTGATGTTGCTGTTATAAAAACAACACATACCAAAATTATGATTAACAGATATTTTTTTAGGTTGCTTTCCATAATAATAGTTGTACTCCTATTCTTGAGCTATTCCAATTTGTTGACGTTAGCTCAATATAAGCAGATTTTTTAGCATAATATTTTCTGCTTGGGTTTAAAACTACATAACCATCAGCATCTATAACAACACCTGGTAAAGTATAATCACCGTCAAAGCTAATACTGACTGTCACTTGATTACTTGTTACATTATACAACAATATTTCACTAACAACATAACCTATTGGGATACATTCCTTTAATCTTTTGTCAGAAGAAATAACTGGACTAATCACATATTTTTGAAATGATGCAGAATGCATTATGATATCTCCGTATTGCCGTAAGCCCCAAGAACAGCCCACGTGCCACCAGATTTACCAGTGCACATTAGTATCACAACATCATCTGTGCTGTCCATTGATATAACAGATGCTCCGACAATTGTTGATGCCCCTGTCATCAAACTATATCCAGCATCAGCACCATTAGGTTTTACAGATAAAGTATTTCCAGCAGAAGTAATAGATATAATAAACAAAGCTCCAACGTTTTCTTTAGCCAATGCTGGCAATGTTGCCTGAACATTTCCACCAGCCACATTAAATTCTACTAATCCGCATTTGTCATAAGTCAATGCTATACTCGCAGATTCAGCACTTGCAACGCCTCCCCATCCTTTATTTGTTGTAACAACCTTTCCTCCAGCAGAATACAAGTCAGCCAGCATATTAATGTCACTTGCTGTCAAAGATGCATTTAAAGCTACGCCACCAATTTTAAGGTTTTCTGGAGCGTCAAAATCAATAGTACCTGTTACTGTATTATCTCCAGAAAAAGTAAAAGCACCAGCAACTGTTTCTGTTGCAGATTTATCAAGCAAGTTACCAACTTCGATACCATGTAAATTACCACTTGCATTATTAAACGATATTGAATCAACATTTAACAAACCATTGCTACCCATATCGATATCACCTTGCATTGTACCGCCAGCTAAAAGCAACATATCTTTCATGATAACAGGCACGTTCTCCAAACCCTCTACGGTTGTGTAGGTACTACCACCATCTGTCGATTTTTTTACAACAAAAACACCAGAATCCCCATCATCGATGTTTATTCCCCATATCCCAGCACCGTAATAAGCCATATCTGGTGAAGCAGCTACATTGCCAGTATAGCTTGAGCTTCCTTTGTATAGCGCAACTAAATTACTAGCACTTGATACAAAGTTTTCACTGCTGTTGTTTAGCAACTTGAAAAATCTCATGTAATCAGCCATTTTAAACTCCTATTTTTATACCATTCCAAGCGGATAACTGCCTGAATTAATTATCACGGCTGTAAGACCAGGATAAGCAGGAAAAGTATTCCAATCCCCCGTTACGGTATCCCTGTAAACGGTATATATATATTTATCATCTGTTGTTTTTATAAGTTGCGATGTTAATTCTAAATCTAACGTGTGAGCAGAAAGTCCATAGTTTGAAACTAAGTTTCCTAATCTAGGATTATTATACCCTACCTTGTATCTAAGCAACGTTGTCAGCGGGCAATAATAACTCTCATCCCAAGGGTAGTGAAGCCAGAAATAAAACCAATCAAATCGCATTAACTTTATTTTTGACAACAGATTTGCCACTGTGTTTACGTTACTTGTGGAATCGTAATCGGTTACTCTTATGTTGAACTTCCTAACAAGTCCTAAGATGTGTTTTTTAGGATTGCCATATATATTTATATATGAATTTGCTACTTCATTCTCTTCTGGAAAAACAGAGTGATCTACTTTCAATCTAATAAACTCAGTTAGGTTGTTTCCAGATAAATCACTGTAAGAAATCTGGAATCTGCAATCTCCATATCCGTACTGTTTTAACATTATAAAACCTCCATGAGTTCGATGTATTGTGTTGGCGGTAATAACAGTTCTCCGTTCCGCTTATATCCTATTTCCTGCTCCAGTTTTCTTACTAAATAACAACCACCGAAATAACTCACATGATCACCTATATTAATATCCAATAGTTCTTTTATTGTCAAGTCATAAATTTTTACATTATTGCCATAATAAGATTGATAGTATGCTATTAAAGACCTTTTCATTGATAAAGAATTGTTGTAAGTTTCAGTTTGGAATATAGATAAATCTATTGTTTCATACGACTTGCCTCTAAATGTAGCTTTTGTATCATCAACCACAACACAACCCTGAGTATCTCCGCTCTCTCTTGATATAAACTTTAGTTGCGCTCCGTTACCAGAAATGTTATAATCGAAGTAATAATATGCGTTTTGTATAATCGCTAAATCTCTAATCAACTCTGGAAGTGTTTTGTTTTCTACTCTATATCCTGATATATATTCAGATATAAGCTGCACCTCACAATCGATTTCTGTTAGATTATCGCCATTCACTAAAGATGCAGGTGCTTGTACTACAGATTGAAGCAAACCTTGAGAATAAACCTCTATATTGTGTGTACTCCCATCGAACTCATAAGTACCAATATTGTTTGAAATCAAGTTGTGCCCTGTGTTTATTCTATCGAACAAACTATCATTATAAGTTATGCAAACTTCATTATTGCTGTTTCCGTTCAAGCAAAATAAGTTTAAATACCCAGATGTGTTGCTTTGCAACAAAAATGGAATCGTATAGCTATTATTAGTTGATAACCAATGTATTTCCCACACCCCAGAAGCATTAACAGTAGCGTAACTAAGGGATACAGGCACAAACGTACCTGGTGCGTGAAATTCAGTTTCTTCAAATGTTGAATTTGCATTAGTGTTATATCCAACATATACAAATCGTAACGTATAATTTCCCTTATCCGCAAACCGAATGTAATATGCTTCATAATAATGAATTAGAGTAATAATCTTTACAACGCTTCCGTGATGAAAATAATATAACGATTGATCACCGTTTAACTCAACAATTATTAAATATATTGTTCCAGAACTTATATAAACATCAACAATTTTACCGTAAAAAGTAAATGTAGCTGATATTGTGTTATAACTCAAATCCACATCCCTGGAAATATAGTCAATTGGAACATGATCTGCAACTAAAAACCTTTTTGATGATGCTATAGCATCTTCCAGTAAAGTATCTATGCTTACAGTATTAGGGTTATAAAACAAATACTTTTGATCTATAATTTCGTTTGTTTCTAAATCATATTCAGTTACAAGGTCGCCAACATACCAGCCGTTAGATTTAAAAAACGATGTAATTTCAAAGATTGTAACAGTGTAAATAGTCTTACCTTCTATTGTAGATTCTGTTATATATGTATTATCTGTAAAATATATTTTATTAAATGTTGTTATCCCGTTGTTGTATATTAAATCAAACCTATATATTGCAGAATCATCAATAATATCTGATATTTGCAAATAGTTTGGGTTTCCATCATCAAATATTTCAAACGTAAAGGAATCCGATACAAACCCAAAAAGTTTGTTTTCCATTTCCAATATAAGATTTTCCCCATCTATTATATTAGTAGTGTCAATTTCGCTAACTTCAAGACCTTGAGAATAATCTTGAGGGTATATTGAAACAAAATCAAGAAGCGTTTGAACATCTGGATCAAGTCCAGAAAAACGTATTGTAAAAGTGGTATCTGTAGATACTTGTAAAGTAATACTTCTAAACCGATAACCAGAAGAACTTGGGTTAAAGATTATTATATCGTTTGCGGTATGTGGGCTTTTTGTTGCTATAAGTGCTCCATTATGATGATAATATATTTTATATGTACCAGCAGTTAAGGTGATTTCCTGTTCGATATACGAGTTCCACGTTATTCCACTTCCAGGTAAATAAATAGATGATTCGTTAAACCTGCACAAGTAACCGTGATTACCACCATCTAAAGATGTCACATTGTAGCTGTTCCAACCTAATGGTATTCCACCAGATGCATCCCATACAGATAACTTGTTATTCACAAGTGTTTTGTTTAGCTTAATTACATTTATTTCTAGATTCATTGTTGCACCATATCGTTAAATTTGCTACCTTCTCTAACCACAAAACCCATACTTCTAGGATCAAACTTAGCATTAAATACAGGATATACATTTATGATGTTATTGGTTTTGATTCCTGGCATACTGTTCATTGCCGTTGGTAAACCAGCAGGGATCAAGGTTGGAACGTTGTCTCTTCCAGAATTGAATTTATACCCACCTAATGCGCTCTTTACTCCACGATATCCGCTCTGACTGTCAACACCACCAGTCAAAGCCATTAAGGCTTTTAAAATTAGCCATTCAGCTATCATTTTGGCAACCATTCTGCTAAACTCAACCACAATCTGTTTAGCCCAACCTTTGAAAAAATCCTCAAATGCTTTTAAAGAGTTTTCCCCTTCCATCAAAAGTGTAGCCCACTGAGCAGCTATATCTGACAAATAACTTTCCGTTGTTTCTTTGATAGTTTCAATTGCTTGAACAGCAATCTCAGCCCACTTAATAACTGATTTAAGATTATCTGAATCTTTATACAGCTTCATAAATAATTTTTGTTGCCAAGTTGCATTTTTTATCGATCTCGATAAATCTTCGTAGTTTACCCCAAGACCTTTTAGTTTGTTTTCGTAAACAGATAGAGTGGCAAGATCGCCAGAGAAAAAGGCATCCGATAACGTTCCAGAACTAAGAGCTAAAACCTTTTCAAACTCAGAAAACATATCAAGGTAATTTTCAAAAGAGTTTTTATCTGGTTTTATCATTCTATTAAGCTCCGTTACTTTTTTTGTTAGCTCTTCCAGATATTCACCAGCATTATCGCCTTTTGATGCAATATAGTTTAGATTCATCACAGCTTTAAGACCCATTGTATCAAGAGCAGCCTGTAAATCCTCTACCGTGATTTTAAGCCTTTTAAATTCTTTTTTAGTTCCAACAGGATATTTACCATTAAAAATATCAAATATACTTTCATTTACTGTAGAAGCAGAACCTTGCATTAACGAAAGCATATCGATAAAAGATTTAAACTTGTTCTCTTTTATGCCCTTACCAGAGATTGAATCAATAAATCTTTCCATCGGTGTAGCTTCTGGCATTGAGTATATTTTCTTAAACAAAGCAGCTAAATCTAGATTAACTGTTTTAAGATACTCATGGAATTTTTCCCATTCTGTTCTAGATGTTGTGATTTTTTCTAAGCTACTACCATATTCTTTAACATGCCCAGTGGCTTTTTCAAAATTAAGCTGTGTTGTTGATATTCTTCCACCAAGCAAAAACACATCTAACAAGGTTTTTGCCTGTTCAATCGAAACCCCAAATTCTTGTGTTTTATCTGTAAGTTTTATTAATAACTTATATAAAGGAGATTCAGAATCATCGAATTTGTTTAACCTTGATATTTCAAGCATATCTTCTTTTATAGATTCTTCAAACCCAGCAAACTTACTACCAAGATTTATTAGCCTTTCGTAAGCAGCAATACGATTCTGTAAAAGCCTAACGATTTCATTTTGTGTAGAAACGTTAGATTTTCCATAATTTTCGTTTATTTTATATTGGAACTGCAAGTTTTTGATTTCTTTTGAGTAAGCGGCTATCTGTGAATGTATCGTTTCTGCTTGAGATTTTAAATGATTAAACCTAACAGCATCCTGATTAGTAATTTCTTCGTTTGTTTTATTTAAAATTTCAAGTAATCCATTATTCCAGTTAATCTGATAACCCTGTTCTTTTAAATATTCCAAAGCAGCTTTTTGATTATCAGATATTGCTTTTGCCTGTTCGCTTGTTTTCTTATTGCCTTTAAATATTTTTGCAAAAAATCCAGGTATGATTAAAATATACTTGAACATTTCGCCGATTGCAGCGCTTATGTGTGTAAATACAATTCTCCATTCAGTCCATATCTCACCAGCTCCACGCCAAGATTTTTTATTTTTTTCAATTGCTTGATTCAATTGTGTCATTAACGACATCTGCATCTTATTGCTAGCTTCCTGTGCAGCTCCAACGTTTTCTACGACCTCTTTAGTGTTTATAACAGCCTGTGCGTAATTGTTCATTACAGCATTTAATGATTTTACACCCCTGACACCACCAGATAAAGTTTTTCTTTGTTGCTTATCAAGAAAAACCATCTGCTCAACAACACCAAAGATACCCTCTTTTGCTAAAATACCAGCAGTTTCAGACCTTTCAGCCCACATAGATATCGCTCTGTTTAACGATGTTACGGATTCCCTGGCATTAGTACCTTGATTTGTCATAGTAGATAATACGCCTAAAGTTTCTTCTAGACTAACGCCATAATTCGCAGCTTGCGGTATCACTCTACCAAGCGTTTTAGCAAAGTCAGAAAGCTCCATTCTACCCATTTTAATCGCTTTCTGTAGTATATCTGTGACATAACCAGCTTGTGACATTTCCATGTTATAACTGTTAATTATCGCAAGCACGGCAGAGCCCACATCACGGAGCTCTGCCATATTGCCGAAAGCTAGTTCTGTAATTTTATTAAGTGCTGATATTGCATGTTCTTCTGGAATCCTTGCTGAAATTATATCGTAAAGTGTCTCAGATAAATCTTTTGTTGATTTTCCGTATGCAATAGCTAAAGATTCAACTGATTTTGAAAACTTGTTTAACACATCTTTTCCAGAATCCATAACCGTCAAAACATGATACATTCCTTGCTCAAACTCCATCGCTTCATCTGATGCTTCTCTGATAGAATTAGAAAGGTATCGCCATGCAGAGTAAGCAATTCCTACGGTAGCTAAAAAAGCTAAACGCTTCATTGTTCTCTCAAGCGATATTGATGCCTTCCACGATTCAAGAAATCCTTTCTTGGTTTTATCTAACGACTTTTTTGATTCATCGCCAAATTCACCCATTCTAGCTTGTAACTGTTCAAGACCTTTAAAGTTCTTGCTTCTTAGATACTTAGCAAATCTGTTTAAATCTTCTTTTATTTTTGAAAAATCTGCTCGTATCTCAATGTATCCAGTTCCAACTTTTGTATCAGCCATTTTACCTTCTTAGTCCAAAATCACGCATGAACTGTCTGTGCTGTTCCATTGTTGTTGTTTTCTCATCTTTATCAGATAACGCTTTAAGATAAACCGTGATAGCTTTCATTGGTATCTCCATAATTTGATTTGGAGTGAAACCATAGTGACTGCTGAGCACGGGAAAAACAGAATCAAAATCTACTCCCCCGATTCAGAGGATTCCTCCATATCCGCAAAAGCAGTTCTTGACAATTCCTCAACATCATCGCTGGTGAGATTGTTATAGAACTCCTCAAACGTTATATCACAAGAATCCAGTCTTAAATAAATCAAATACATCATTGAATAGGTATCCAACTTGCTTAGGCACTTTAATGGATCTTCTTCAAGGATAATTTCTTTTCTTTCGGCGTAGTATGATTCAGGTCTTTCACTTCCATAGATTTTATCAACTTTTTCCAGGGCTTTTTCTGTCATTTTTTCACTTAGGCGTGAAAGAATACCAATTGTTATCTGTCTCATTCTGTAAGTTTTGCCACCAACATTGATTGGTATAGCGGTGTTAGCTTTAATTACATCGTTTGCCATGCTTAGCTCCTTATAATATCAAGCAATTTCTTATCCTGAATTGCTTTGTTAAATTTCATAGTCACGTACTCTCTGTACTGATTTCTGTTTTCGATTTTCTCTGCCAATAACTTATCAAACTCTTGAAAACTATGCCAGCAATGCTCAGGAAGGTAAATATCGTTACTACCTATCCAATTACCATGTACAAGAGGTTTACACCCGCATGCCATCCCCTCAAGGATTGACATTTGTTGTGATTCAACATAAGATAAAGATAAAATATAATCAATTTGGTTGTAGAAGTCTGCCGGGTTGTTGCGCCACGAATGAATAAATATGTTTGGTGATGATTTCTCTGTAATGTACTGTCTTAACGCTTCATCTTGATATTGACCCAATATATGGAACTCAAAGTTCGGATACGATCTTGCCAAAGGCTTTAACATCGTAAACCCTTTTTTACGATTAATATATCCAACTATGCCAATCTTGTTTTTTCTAACAGGTTCGTTAGGTCTTTTGATTTTGAATTTTTCAACGTCAACTCCTAAAGGAATTACAACGCTATTTTTGACGGTTTTTGAGAGCTTAGTCTCAACATACCTTTTGACGTGGTAAGACGTAAAAATAGTGGTCTGGAAGCCCTCAAAATTAATTTTATAAATAAGAGGGGTGTGAGCTGAAAACCTGTGAACCCTCAAAAACTTTTTGGCTGTACTTTTGCTTCGTGACACCTCAACAGCAGCATCACTGCCAAAATCACAAAATACCAATTTTGCGTTTCTGTCTTGCAGATGATCGTAAGAAGGTAACAGTATTGTTTTTTCATGATCAAAGTTATCTGCAATAAAATCTGTAAGAAAATGGGTGTTGTTACAGAAAAACACGTTATCAAACTGCTTGTTGATTATGCCATTTTTAGATATTTGATCTGGATGACCTCTATACATATAGCCATGATTCCAAAAAGCGCAGGTTGTAACCTTACCGTGTTTGTTATACCAATCTGTATCAACACGGTTTATCCGAATTTCATCAAATGGGTTTTGAAGTAAAAACTCCCTGTCTATCATTCCGGTAACATATCTATCGTATTTTTTGACTTTTGTCTCCGACCCGCTTCCCGTGAAAGCTGTTAAATAGCTTGTCACAGCCTTAAGGTTTGGATATGCTTCGATCGTGCGCTCGTATGTTGACACAAGATCATCAATATAAGATGCCCTTATTATATCATCATCGCCAACAAACAAACAGAATTTCCCTGTTGCCTTTTTTACAGCATCATTCCATGCTTTCCCGATACTTCTTGATTTATCTGTGTTATCTTCAACGATTAACTCAATATTATCAATCCCATAAGTTTGAAACTTAATAGAATCTATACACTCTTTAAGCCAATCTGTTTCACCTCTGCTATTGATTATAATAACAGATACTAAATGCTTTTTGGTTTGGACTGCCATGATCTTCTCCATTACAGCGCAGATGCGCCTAAAACTGTTGCGGTTAATGCTCCACATCCTGTGAAAGAATAACCTCTTTTACCTGCTTCATTCAGATTCTGACCCTGTGTATATCCGGCGCAAATTGCATTACCGTAATAATACAAATAACTGCTTCCAGATGCACCACATCTAAGGAATAATCTGTATTTTGTGCCTGGTGATACCCTGTGATCTTCGTTAGTTAGATTTGCATCAACGTTTACTGACCAACCAGATAAACCAGCCACATGATCTTTTGTGGTTGCTTGTGCGGCACTGCAACTAAACTCAGATGCTTCATGTACATCAGTCTCGTATGTAAGTTCATAACCGTTTATACTGCCGAGACACGTACCATCAGAAGCACTTGATAAGCTAGCACTATAAAACACACCACCACCAATTCCTGATAATTTCATTTATACCTCCTGGACTTCAAGCTCAAACCTTGCAGTATAACGCCATACGTTATCACTATCAGGTATCGTAGCTTCATAAATTTTTTTAACATATATTAAAACATAATTTTCTGCAATAGTTATTGATCCATCTCTTAAGTTAAGCATTCCATCAATAACACCAGCAATAGTTTCGATATTAACAGCACTTGAGTTTTTATCACAACAATCTATCTGTATAGTCAAGGTGTGATAGGTTGAATCTTGACTAAAAGACTTTGTTGCCATAATCTTCTGAAACACTAAATAAGGATATGATGTTCCATCGTATTTATCTGGGTTTAGCTCACCACTCTTAGGAGCGATACCGTAAAAAAACCTATCGCTTATATATCCTTTTAACGTGGCGTTGTTGGATAGTTTTGAATAAAACCCTGCTAATACATCTAACATTATATAATCCTTTTAGCGTGTTCCATAGCGAACGTCAACCATGGTCTAGGTGCAGCTCTCATTGTTCCCATCTCAAGATATAGAGCATATCCGATTGATTCAGATCCTTTTGGCAAAACACCGAATCTAAAAACATCATCCTCTATCTCATAATCTAAGCTATTAATGAGATTTCCAAGCATCACTGCTGGGAACTCACCTGGAAACGATGGGTGGTGAATCATTGCACCTTGATCTGTGTTTATTAGGTATGATTTTGACGTGTCACGTTCCGTTGTTTCCATACCTAGTTTTACATAATCTTTAAGGTTTTCACCAGCAATCTTCACTCTAAATTTAAACCAGCGATCTTTTATCCCTTCAAGGGCTTGGTAATCATATATCACTACCATAAACCCTCCAAGTGTAACTTATAATTGAAGCTATTAAGATGCTCAACATGGATTATCTTATAAAACCTGTTTTCGATACGAAGTTTCATATCTGGAAGTACATCAATTCCCCTGATAAGAGCATAAAAATAGAACTTCACACGTTCGCTATCTTTAGAATACATAACAATGTTATCAGAATCCTTAGTTACAAGTGCACCATCAAGCCTAGCTAAAACAGATTCCGCTTCGGTTCGTGAACCTATAGAATCAGCCACATAGCTTGAATCATGCAAATAACCTGTAACTCTTTTTCTTAACATTTTATCTTCCTGTATGAATTAAGAAAGAGCTTCGCCACATTAGGTATGGTTCTATAAACAGTGTATTCATCATCTAATTTATAACTAGATAACCCGTTTGTGTTTTCAAGCCATCTGTTATACAAGTGCCTGGTAATCTGCAACACACAATCTTTCAAATCGTAAGGAATTGTACTGTACCCAGCATTATACTCGATATATACTTCACCAGAACTTTTCCCAAACTTCATGATACCCTGATTTTCCAGCAGAGTGTAATTTGATGCTATTTCGCCGTAACAAGGGATATCACAATTATTCAGTTTGTGTGGTGGAAAATCAAGCATCCTGCTAACAGATAGGCTTGAATATTCACTACTTAATATACTGGCAGTAGTTCCATTACCAACGCTGTTTATAGCTGTGACTAAATCGGATAATGTTGATAGTGCAGACACATCTATAGTGTTTCCATCTGAGAACGTCAATGTTTGAGATGCGTACTTAACTCCGATATAATCATCGGCATTATAAAGCCTTATTGGGTTGAACAAATCATCAGACACTACAGATACAGAATTAACAGGAAAATCATCCAGTGTAACCATAAATGAATAAATCCTGTATAATCCAGTATAATCGGCAGCCTCTATGTTTCTTTTGGTGAAATTTTTAACAAACTTATCAACAGCGTTATATATTATTGTCAATGTTGCTGTTCTGTCAACTATTTCTATATTAGAAGATATTGAGTTTGATGCTTCCGAATCCTCTGTAAACCCGATAGAATAACCAGCAGTAGAATTTGAGTGTATGTATTGGATAGTTTCATCATCACCATCGGCGCTTATGGTAAACTTGTTGGTTGTATCATTCCAAGAGCAGTGTAAGCTATCAACTTCAAATTCAGCCCTGAGAACTGCTTGAACGTGAGCGGCTAACCCTCCAGGGGTGTAAGTGTCAGCTGTTAGCTCACAAAGGGTTGATGCTCCACTGCTCCTTTTGAAATACAAATTTTTATTGTTTTCATAGATAGTAATAGTCTGATTATCTGCATTGCAGTAAGACTTAACATCAGATATTGTAACCAACATATAACCTCCAATGTGAGGGGCGATAAACGCCCCTCTTGAGAAAGCGCAAGTGAGGGAGTTACCTGATCTGCACTACTTTCATATAATCAACATCCAATGTTGGCTGTTCAGCACTTCCATCAGACTGACAAATAAACGTTGGTTTCATCAAAGCATCTGGCAGATAAGCTGTAACAACATTAGTAAGCGTTACCTCAGCATCATTGATAAAGGCTGTGATCACCAAGTCTTTGTCAACATGGATACCTGCTCTGACGTATGTATCGCTTGTGAGGTTTGCTACAACATCGGATAGCTCTGTAGCTCCGTTAGCACATATAAGTTTTAACGAACCTCCGCCACCAGATTCAACACCAAAACCAAGATATTCTGAACTTGCGTCAAGATCACCATCAACCATCAGGTCTGAGTTGGTTTCTGCTAGTCCAATAAATATATTGGCTTTTGATACGCTACCAACTTTGAACTTTGCTTCAAGCCAAAGTTCTTTATCGGATGCCAAGGCGTTTCTTTCACCGACTTTTTGCACAGTGATTCCGTGTCCTGCTGTAACACCGCCAGAATCGAGGTGTAGGACGCCATCCTCAGCATCGGTTATTCCCATAGTACCAGAACTTGATAGTGATGTTACATACCCTCCAAGGAATGTGGATGAGTTTCTGCCAACATAGTTAACAAAATCCTCATAAAACACAGTTCCAAGATTAGGATCAGCCAAAAGAGCTAATATTGGACACTCAGCCCAAACACCGTTTTTAGCTGATGGGTTATAAACACCATCGTAAAAAAACAAGTTCTGTCTTTCGTAAATTGATTTCATACTCATAATCACCTCCCATTAAACGTGGGATACTTGATCATGACCAGTGTATCTCGGTGTACCGATAGCCAGAATTGTACAGAAGTTAGTAGCCTGAGATGAGTCTGATACAACAATTCCAATATGATCCATGCTATCTTCCAAATCCATCAGTGATGGATCGATTTTGAACATTGCTATCTGGTTTTTCGCAGTAGCTGCCAGTGTTGCAAGTTTAGCATCTGTTTGGCGTGTCAAAACAGATGTTAAAGATATATCGGTATTAAGCCAAACAGGCAGCGTTTTTGTTATCGCTTGCGCACTACCTCCGGATGAGTTAGTTGCTTCATACACGGAAGCTGTTGTGGCATGACCGACAGCCTGCGTAAAGATACAGAAAATAACAATCTCCTGGAAGTTCTTTACTGGCATATAGGTTGATGAGAATCCGCCGTTAGTTGTTGTAGGTGGTTGAAGCACTACTGGGTTTTTTACTTCTAATGGATTCATACTTAACTCCTTGTTGCGAGGGTTATAATTGGACTTCTGGTGGTAGATGAGTATCTGTAAGTTTTAGCTTTACTCATCCAAGGCTGCCCATCACATCTGTATATTAAGCGAATAAGTCTCTTGTTATAAGAGAAATACACTTCATCAGATGCTTTCATATCTGCTGACTTATTTGCTTTCAGGTAGTAGTTTGGGTTTGTGAGAATGATATCACCTTCAGTTCCAAGTGTCTGGCAATAATCAGTCCAGATAATAGGTCTGCCAAGTAAAGCTCCCTGTGGAGCATTTGCCATATTGAATGTGAACAGAGGAACACCGCCTGTACCAACCGCTAAAACTAGCTTCATAATCTGAGTAAAGCAATCTGGATTAATCATCCAGTAAGAACCACCAACTGCTTCCGTTAGTAATCTGCTTCTCATATTCAAAACGTTTTCGGTTGTGATGGTTGCGGCGGTCTGTCCATCTTCTGCGGTTTGGGATAACTTACAAGCTCCGTTAATCAAACCAACAGGCTGACCTACACCAGTTCCGTTAATGAACACATCATCAAGACCTAATGCCAAAGCGTTTGACATTAACGTTCTCACGATAGGTTCGATGGATATTGGGCTATCTTCAAGCAAATCGTTTGTGATTGGACATAAAATCATAAAGTCTTTGATTTTTAAGTTCACAAGATCGAACTTTGCCTGTTCCTCAGTTCCCGCCTGTCCCTCAGCTATCCAGCGACCTTTCAAGCCACCGTAGTAGCTTCCAGATGATTCATCATAGTTACTGATGGTTGGCATATCAACAGAGTTGGTTTCAATTGGAATATCTCTGGCAAGAGACCACAACTGTGACTGTTCCATAGCATCGTTAAGAAGCATAGTTGAATAAGCTGTAGGAACTAGCATCCCGCCATCTTCTCCAACAGATTCGTTGAACAATGCTTTTAATCTTGAATCCATTTCTCTGTTTGTGAAGAACTTGATTGATGTCTGCACAAACTCACCAAAAGATTTAAACCCTTTGGTTTCCAGATCACCAGGTTCTGTCACAGAAATATTGGCAAGGGATTTATCAACCTGAGATAACCTTTTGAGTACCTCTACCCTTACGGCTTTGGTTATCGCATCAGGTATCCCTTTTACTAACTCTTCAATCTGATCAAGTTCTGGATTATCAGTAGTCGTAGTCACTTCTGGTTCTTGTGCATTTTCATCTACTGTGTTTTTTTCTTCGTTTTCCATAATTTCCTCTTAATTAGTTTTAAACGATCCTGATACTTCTAAGGCATCTCCAGATCACAACGTTCCTGAGTTTCTTTCTGACATTTTATCCAGATCATTGGATAAATTTTTCAGAATCTCACTTATTCGGGATGTAGTTTGTGTTTTAGCTTTCTTTATGTCAAGAACTTTTTTACCCTGTAGTTTCTTAACATCATTTTCAAACCTTTCTTCAAGTACGGATAATCTTTGTTCTAAAGCATTTATAACGCTTTTTGTTTTCAAAAGTTCAAAATCTTTAGCGAGATACTTCAGTTCGTAACCGCTTTTAAAAGCGTTTGTTAATGCTTCCGGATTAGCTGGAACAGGAACGTCACTGTGTTCATAAAGCTCACTTTTTGTGATAATGAAATCAGCTTGTAACGCTAGATTTACATCTAAAGTGAAATCTTTTGCTAGTTTATTAACCTGTTCAGCCCATTCTTCATCTGAATATTTCCATCTTGCTCTGTATTCTAGTGGCATAAAGCCAATAGATGAAGCCAAGTAGAATCCATCTAAATGCATCTGGAATATCTCAGTAGCTAGGCTTGTTTGATTATATTTTTGCTTCGCAAGTAATCCGCTACCGTCAAACTTGATCCAAAGGTCTTTTGCGATCGGCAGGGTTGGGTATCCTCCACCAAATATTCCATCACCTTGGTTATGGGCATATAAAACCACTGGATTTTTACGGAAGTTCGCAAGGTCAATCCCTTCCTGGATAACAATCTCATTATATCTGTCGAGTGTTGGTGTGGAAACATATTTAATCACGCTCCTTTCTTCATTATTTACACTGGTAGTTTTAGTTATAAATCCTCCGTTTCTTCTTTCCATCAGCAGAGTTCCTCTATTCTCCGTTATTTTCGGATTTGGATTCGTTTTCATTATTCTTACCTCCGTTATTATTTGCTTGCTGTTGATCTCTCCAATCCTTCCCATTACTAATCGTATAATTTACCGGTATCAAGTAATCATCTCCGTAATTACGTGGTGCGTATCCCTCAAACTTCCTTACTTCATTTGGAGAAAACACGCCCCACTTGATATACTCAACCATTTTCTTGAGCATCAAGTTGTTATCTTCTTTAGCTGGGTTATCAAATGCGCAAAACAGCTTTACGCCTTTTTTCTGTGGATACTTCGATATTATACCTTTATTAATCACTTGTTGCAAAAATATATTTTTCGGTAACAGAGTTTCTCTTTCATAATCGTTTGAGCCTTCGGCAGCGTTGGCTTTGTTGACATTATCTACATCAATTTTTGATATTGGTAATCCAAACGCTCTAGCAATATCTTTCTCCGTTTTTTTGTTTGCCATGATATTGAATAGTTTTTCTGGTGAGATAGCTACAGGTTCGTATGTAAGACCGTTATCTAATAGTGGTGTTTTTCCGGCATTTTTAAATCCTTTATATTTTTGCAGTTCGGCTTTAATTCTATCAAATTCTGCATCTCCCAGATTTAAATCCGTTCTAAAGTATCCTGCAAGAACACCAGAATTTTTTAAAATGCTTTTACCATACGTGTTAGAATAGTTTTCGATATCAACAGCATCACACACGGCAGACAATGGTGACTTCCCGTGTAAATAAGATTGTGGATTTGGGTATTTAACGTGCACTATATCGTCGGGCATGATCCTCACAGTTCCGTTAAATATATATTCATCTGGATACATATTATTTTTTGATGTTATCGACATATACTGAGGGTAGAGCATAGTCAGTTCTGTCATATCTGGATTTGGTTTCCAGTAAGCATCGCCTGTCAATTCCAAAAACAATATGGTTAGTGTCATAAATTCAAAATATGTTAGGTTGTTTCCTGGATTATTGAAAAGGTCGAGGAATGGGTGATCAATTACTTCTTTTACATCAAGTTCGTCATTATATTTAAGAACGCTTTTGATTTCATTCGGGGAAGTAATACCTAAGTTAGCAATTTCAGTGGGTGATAAATCCATCAGCATAAAGTTAGATTGCTTTTTAGTTCTCGGTACAATAGCATAAAGGTGGATTTTCTGTTTTGCGATGTTTTCTGCGTTTGTTTTGGCACACGTGTAAACCAGGTTTCTGTAAGCTGATAATAAAGACATAACGTCGTTTGGTCTAACATCAGTTCCTTTTGCCCACATATCAATCACACTGTCACCAGTTTTTGAGTTATTGCCACTGCTATATGATTTTGCTAAACCATATAAAACTTTAATGGCTTTAAAGATATTCATCATACCTCCCTAACGTGCGGGATTTGTTTTTTATATACACTTTCAGACCAAAGCGGGTATCTTCCAGCATCTGGGGCATCATCGTTGAACTTTGCTGGTTTGTCAATAACATTTCCTTCCTTATCTTCCTGCCACTTATACCCTTGAAACTGTGCTACCACCTCATAGTCGCTCTCTAAGAGCTTAATATGAAGCGTTTTGAGGTAGTCTATACCGTCAAGCACACTGTTATTACCTTTTACTGCTGGAAGGGCGTTAAATGCGCTTAGAGGCTGTCCATCAGTTCCAGAGAGACCTTTTTTCCTGAGAACTTCAATTCTATCAGGTTCAGCACTATCACAGTATATCTTTCTTCTTGGATCATACTTTATTTTTGTTAGATACTCTTTTAGATCCATCGTTGTTTTGCCAGTTTCAAAATATCGGCACTTAAGATAAACTTCTTTATTAAATTTATAAACATCGAGCAGCACCATTGGATGATTAAAACCAAAGTCCAAGCCACCAAATATAGGTTCAAACTCTAAATCAGGAATGGATCGCACAATCTCAATGTTTCTATAAATTGTTGTGAGCAGATCGGCATATTCACCGAGTGCGTAAACACGATAGTAAAAATAATCCTCATCTTTCATACCCTCAAGTTCAGCAACATAAGAACGAGGAAGGTGCTTGATATTATCTTTGTATGTTGAATGTAAGACAGTAACATAATAATTCTCTGTTGTACCATCTGGAAAAGTAATTGATTTGCGAACTCTATAGGTTTTTGGCTTTCCATCACCAAGATAAAACATTTTATAAGTAAATGCTTGCTTACTAACGGGATTGTAACTCAAAACTATCTGCAAATAGGTAGCTATCGGCTTCCTTAACCTCAACCGTAACTGACGATAGTCGTTTGCTGTCAATTCCGTTGCTTCCTCAATCCAAATACCTGTTATACCCTCAATCGACTTGATTTTCTCCTCATCATCCAAAGAAGTGAATAAAAACTGCGATCCAGTCAATTTGTGTGTTATTATCATGTCAGATTTGTTGATTTCAAACTGCTTGCTCAACCCCCACCTGAATATTGTGTTCTGTATTAATACCCAACAAGAACGCTTCAAAGCTGGTGTCGTCTTACGAACTATCAGAAACTTGTGGACTACCTTGCCAGCTTCCGATATTATGCGAAAATTTAACTTCTGTGATACAAACCACGATTTGCCAGAACCAGCACTACCAACCAATACAAGAACCCTGTCTGTATTCCATAAATACGGATAATACTTCTCGTTTATATCGTTCTTGATCTCACTAAGGTCGAATGTCATTGCTCTATTGTTATCTCCTGCATTTTACGATCAACTCCAGATGGCTTATCCGCACCAACTACTATGATGTTAACCGTGTTCTGTGTCTCACCATATAACGATAACTCAGCTTTTAAAATCTTGTCAAGCGCATTTACATTGTACCTGCCTGATTTAACAGCCTTAGCTAACGATTCTCGTAACTCCTCAAAGATATTAGCCCAATCATTCTTGACCTTAGCTAAATGTGTCTTGTCCTTTAACTCACATGTATCCTTTGAAAATATTTCCTTGAATACCCGAACGATCTCTTTGCCGTCTCCTTTGTCACGATCAACAGCAGCCGTCATTCCTACTGATCTGCGTAACTCCCTCCAATTACGCTTCTTAGCATAAGACATTACCGTACTACTCGAAACACCGATCTCATCCCCAGCTGTCTTACTTGATTCCCGATCTACCACGTACCGACTATATAAATACTCTAATACCTTATCTGATAATACCTTCTGCTTACGTAAATGATAATTAGCATCCCTTATTTTCTTCTCCTCGTAAAAACCACCATTCTCCCGCAAATCCAATACCGCCTGTCGCTCCTTCTCTCGCTCAGGATTGCTAACTATATTGCTCTGCCTCAATACGCCTATCTTCTGCATTATTACCTCCTGGATGAAAACTATACTGACTTATCCAATGACGCAAATCCATGTCAACAAATTTTTTTCGGGCTCTACTCCGTACGGGGATGGTTGCCCTGTGTGACCTGGCACACACGTATGATAGAGGGCACACGCTTTTATCTTATTTCTTAGTGTACATGATCGTTCCATACCTGTAGCGGTTGTTTATTAGTAATAGATTTGGGTTTATGTAACATTAATTCATTAAGTTTATAGTGTTTTTAATTTGTGAATAATTCACTTGTATTTAATAATTTGCTTTTTTCAATTGCTTTTTTATTTTTTTTGTTGCCTGGAAGTAAATTAATTTTGTGTAAAGCAGCTTGACCAGATCAAGGGGTGTAAAGCGTCAAAAACAAGACAAAAAAAAAGAGACTGCTCAAAACAGTCTCTTTAATGTTTTGTGTGGAGTTAGGGGGGGGGTTAACAAATACCTACTATCTACCTAAACTTTGCGCCCTCAAATAGAGTTCAAAACTCCATAATTCATACGGTGTATTTTCAGCTTTTTTTGCCAGTTCTCTACACTCCCTGCGGAGCTGTCTTATTTTCTGGTGTAAAAGCTGTCTGTTCTTCTTTCTTGTGTCAATCATGCTTACTTCCTTAATCATTGGAGTTTTTCAGTATCAAGTAAAAGACCTTTTGGGTTGTTTTTTCTGAGTTTTTCCTTTGCAGATTCCTCATCGGCAAGTTTGGAAGATTCATTTTCAAGATCGGCAAGTTTGGCAGTCTCAATTGACAACTCATTTTCAAGATCGCCATCCTTAAAAACCTTTTTCACATGGTTTTTGAATTTCAGGATTGAAACATTTTCTGCTTGACGCTTGATGATTTTTGCGTTTTTACTGGAGCATTTTGCGGGTAACTTGTACCTGAGCGGGAACAGTGCAAGGGCGATTCCAGTCTCTTCAATAAAAACATTATTGAGCAGCTGATTTTCCAATTCAGTTTGGGTCAAACCATCGACGGTTGGGATTTTTTCCTGAGATAGAGCAGGAGCTGAAACGGCAGCAATTTGTAGTTGTGCCTTTCTCCTCCAGTAATGGAAGATGTGGTTATCACTGAAACTGTTACTGGTGCTATGATCATATGTTTTAACAAACAGTATAGCTTCCTTATCACTTGCCTTTCCATCGATCACATCGGATGCCTTGATGTACTTCTTACCGTCGATGCTTATCTTCAATTCAGGATCTTCCAGTTTCAGAAATAAGTTACAAAATACATTTCTGAACTTGTTAGCTGTGATGCCAATCTCTTTCTTACCTGTTTTTTCCTGATCAGGAACATTTCCTTTCTCAATTGGGGTAACGTTTTTAAACAAGTCTTTCTTTGACATTTTTGTCCTCACTTTACGCTTTATTTGTACCCCTAACTCCACACTATTGACAGTTACTTTTATTAACCACTAAAAGCGGTTAAATTCACTGCTCAAAGAACTGGTGACAATTTACTAATTCTGGTTTATTAGGTCAATTCTTTTTTTCTTTTATGCTATTTTTTTTATTTTTCACTGTCTGGCAATAATCATGCTTACTACACAAAAAAAACCAATACATGAACTATATATCCAAGCGTTTTACACAACAAATATTCACGCTCCAGGCAGGTCAAAACCGCAGCAAGTTGAGTTTTTATTTATGAAAAATCATGAAATTATATTTTTTTGTCAATGTTCGCTTGTTAGAATCTGAATGAAAGTTCAATATTTGAATTTGGAACGCTCAGCCAGGGCGATGGAATCTTAACGAAAATACCCAAATATATATAAATTGCTACATCGAGGATTTTTCAGCTCTCAGTGAATTTCTGAAATATTGCACTATCCCAATAGTGGGGAATTGAAAAATTAGGGGTCTATTCTCTCAAATTTCGGGCAATAATTAAATTTTAGTCTTATGACACTAATTGACATTTTAATGCCCTCAAATAGCTTTATATTTCCCTCACTTTACACTGTTGGGAAAAATTCAATATTTGTTGCTGATAAAAATTCTGATTTAAAAAAAATTTATATAAGTGGCATTTGCACGTTGAGAAACTTTTTCTTCCATTAAGAGATTTATCTCTTAATCTTCTTTAGTTAATAATAATGTAGAAACCGATTTCAGCAAACGGTTGAAACGTCTGTGGCACGAAGAAACCGTTGTCAAACTGTCAAAATCGGCAAGAATCGCTAAGTTGTTATTTTCGTGTGTTTTGTCGCATTTTTCTTGACGGTTTTTTGTTGGATTTTGACATCAAATTGAAACAGTTTACCAGGGAGTTGAGTGATTATCGTTCCACGATGAAAAAAAAGTGAAAATGGTAGAGGATTTTCTTAGTAAGGTCGTACAAGTTATGTACAGGTTATAGATTGGCTTTTGGAGGGTGTTTCGTTGTTTTAGTTTAGTTTTTGTTATTGTGTAAAGCAGGTGATTTTTGGAAAACCAACTTTATTTGTTTAGTGTACTGTTCAATCTTATTTTGTAAGTTATTGTTTTGATCCCAGTTGCAAATTTCATTTTGTTTTTTTGGATTTTAAAAAGTAGTTCATTTTCCGGAAAAATCGTTTTTGGGGTTTTCAAGTGTTTGGAACGGTATTTTTAGACAAAAAAAGAGACAGCTGTAGTAAATCAGCCGTCTCTCAGTTTGTGTGTTCAGGTGTGTTTTTACGTGGGTATTAGTATTCCATTTTCATAGACCCCTATCACTTTTTCCGTAAATTTTGCTTTTTTACAAGCAATATCGTTATAACAACCACGTATCACAAGAGACCCTTTTCTCAACTTACACTCGATGATTCTTGTCGTTCTGTAGTGTATTGATATGTTTTCTGCTGTCTTTTCAGCTTCTTCAATTGTTGTGTAAAAGTGAAAACACCCAGCTCCGACTACATCGCCTTTTTTAAGGTTTTCGATTTCTTTTTCCATTACAGCATCATCCTTTATGACCTTGTTGTATTCTGGTTCGTGTTCTCGGAAAGCTGATTTGAAAGTAAGCTTATCATTAGTTCCAGGCATAAGCTGCTGAACTTTATAAACCGTGATACCTTTGCCGATTCTATCTTTCCATTTAACTACCAAACACATAATATTACTCCTTATCTCCTGTTATTTTTTTCAACGTGTATTCCTTTGTAAAATGTTGCTAAAACATTTTCTGTGAAAATTGCTGTGTTGCAAGCGATATCGTCATTCTCACCAAAATAAACACCAGAACCAGCTAAAAGAGTACACTTGATAACACGTGTTTTTCTTCCGTATTCCCTTGACCCTGATAAGCTTTTTGCTTTATCAAGAGCTTTTTTGAGATTGGTATAGAAATGGAAAAATCCAGCGTCAATCGTTTCGTCTTTTAACCACGCACTACCCGTTGCTTTTATCTCCTTGTTGTATATCGGTGTATGGATAAAGTACGGAGAAGCGTAGTTTGCGCTATCACAACCACTTGAGTTGTAGTACTTCTGCTGCACCTTATATACTGTCATATCACATTTAAGTATTGAAAGATATTTAACTATCAGACACACTGAACACCTCCTCACCGTCGATGTAAACACCTACCGTTTTCTCCTGGAAGATCGCATGCTTCGCAGCAACATCATCATGCTTGCCAAAATAAACTATAGTTCCTTTCGGTATCTTACACTCGATAATACGAAACACTCTCCCTTTAATTGTTACGGAAAAGTATAAAGATTTTAACACTGCACAATCTTTTGTTTCATAGAAATGAAAATATCCAGATGTTATTCCTGTGCCTGTTTTATGGATTTCATCAATTGAACCATTTGCCGTTGAGATAACATTATAATCAGGACAGTGACACGTGTAGGTTGAGCAAAACGGCATCCCTAATTCAAGTTTATGTAAAATCTTCCTGCCAAAATCATCCTCTTTTAAAACGATCCTCTTAGGGAAATTTTGCTGTACTTTATACACCAACATATCTTCCTCAAGTTTTACGTGATGATCAACTCTTAGGCACATCATTTTCCTCCTTTTCTGTGACAAACTTACCATTTTTATAAACTGCAATCACTTTCTCAGTAAACTTTGCTACCCTGCAAACTATATCGTTTTTGTTACCATAGATTACATTTGATCCCTTCCTGAGTTTACACTCGATAACCCTTACGTCTCTGTCATATTTTGATGCTGTTCTTGCAAGTTCCTTTGCAGATTGAACTGTTGTGAAGAAATGGAAATACCCTCTTGTGATAACCATGTTTTTTTCAACATGATTAAATTTTGTTACAGGCTTTTTATCATCTGTTATGAACTTATCATATTGCGGGTAAAATCTCCAGTAAGGTGATCCGTACTTACAAGGATGCAATGAATCCCTTGCTTTAAACTCCTGCATCTTATATACTGTAATCCCTTTTTTTAATACAGCTTTACGTGTAACTGTTAAACACATTTATTCCTCCTTATTAGATTCGGTTTCTGTACACCCATCAGGTTCTGGTGTTTGACATACCTCACCTTCCTGGTAATTCACTATAACCTTATCACTGAATATCGCTTTATTACAACCAATTTCACCACCTATACCGTGATATACAATGCTGCCAGCAACAAGCGTACATTTGATTATTCGGAAAGGATAGGGATTGACATGAGATAGCGTTCTTGCTTTTTTCTTTGCTATTTCAAGCGATTTGTAAAAATGAAACACTCCCTGCTTAATCTCATAGCCAACCTCAACGGTTTCCAATTTTTTGTTTAAAGGTATTGTTTCAAGTTTTCCATAATCAGGCACGTGACCGTAAAAAGGTGATCGATACATATATCTATCTTGTGGGTAAGCTACACCGTAATGCTGGATTTTGTAAACCGTCAAATCCTGGTCTAAAACCCTTTCTCCAGTATAGCTTAAGCACATATTACTTACTCCTTTGATAAACTACTTTTTCTGTAAAGATTGCCTGCCTGCATGCGATTTCATCATCATCGCCAACATAAACTTTAGAACCACGTTTTAAGGTACACTCTACCACCCTGAAAACCGAATCACTGAATAGTGAACACGATCCATCAACTACAGCACGTGCCGTTCCAGTAGTCGTGTAAAAGTGGAACACTCCCTTTCCGATAGTGCGGTATTGATGTTCAGGGCTTGGGTTATATCCTAACACTATTTTACCATCAGCAATCTCAACCTTGTTGTATTTTGGCTTATGACAGTAGATTATAGATTCGAACTCATTACCACCATCTGGCTTTACTTGTACTTTGTAAACAGTAATATCAAAAGTTAGAACTTTGGTTTCAATTATATTCATACACATAGTTCCCTCCCAATATACTCATCTACTTTGTTAAGAACACACCTGTTATCCTGTCTTTGATATATCACCTCATCTGTTTGCATTAGATATTCACAAGCACCCTGCATGTTATTGCTAACATAATATTCCCTGCCTTTCTTGACAATACACTTGATTATTCTTGCAAAATGCGCTTTTGATAACTCAAGTTCTCCCAATGCATACTTAAGATCAGTGTAGAAGTGAAAAAACCCATCAAATAAAAATCCAATATCGATGTCATAGTTAATATTTGTAGTAAGTAGATAATCTGCTTTTGCCTCTTTATTGTAAAGTGGTACGTCGTGTTGGGCTGGGGATACGTATGTCTGATCAGTGGATGGGTACATTACCTGGATTTTGTAAACCACAAAATCTTGCTCTGCAACCTTTTTCTCTTTGACTCTAAGACACATCACGCCCTCCCTGGTTCGTACACTGCCTTGTCGTGAAATATCGCACGGCTTGCAGCAGCATCCTCACTATCTCCATATACAATAAAAGTGTTTTTAGGAACAGTACACCGGATTACCCTTATGTGCTTAAATTTAGGATTCGGCGATTCGAGTGCTTTACTTTTATCAACCAAAAACTTAGCACACCTGATAGCTCTTTCAAGGGTTGTGAAGAAGTGAAAAAATCCACTTCCAGCCTTGCCCTTATTAATTCCCGCAGTTGTATCGCCTGGAGCAGTAATTTGTTTTACATATTCTGGAGCAAAGTCTCTGTATGGTGATAAATATCTTTGCTGTTCCTCACTCCACACCTCAATCTTGTAAAAATCGAGATCGACTTTTGAATTGCCTTTGGATTTGATTAATGTACACATATTAATCCCCCTCTTGTATAGTTGGGTGTAGTTCCAAGTTTACACCATGAGGATATGTCACAACTGTTTCCTTTGTGTGTGTAAGTATTTTTGTGCATCCACGCTCATCGAATCTATCAAAATAAACTCTTGAACTTTTCGGGACAATGCATTTGATAACACGGCTTAGTGTACTGCTGCTGGATAGGTTTTGCGCAAATTCAGCTGCCACATCAATATCAATGTAAAAGTGAAAGAAGCCAGTGGATAATATACCAGAATCCAAATCATCTTCCAATGGGTAGTCTGGGGCTACTGATTTTTCCCCATATATTGGCAGGTATTCTGTAACTGGAGATACGAACACACCTCTATACCTTTCAGATAGCCTGGGAGCTACCTGCACCTTATAAACTATCATTTCTTTATCTGTTATACAGTTTCTAGATGATACTAAACACATTATTCCCCCTTTAGTTTTATGATTGGAAACAGATCAAAATCTTTAGGGTGGGTGGTTTCAAGTATATCCAGCAAAGATAAAGCAATTTTCAAATCATTCCGCACTGTTGTTGGGGCAATCCTTACAATGGTCGCTTCTTGTCTTTTGTGATCCACAATCTCACAAAAATATATCCTGACTTCGCCGCTTGCTGTTTCTTTTACGATTCTGTAAATTAGTTCCAGCCTGAAATTTAGTCTTATGATTACATGAACTGAACTATCATCACATTTAACAATGCTTCGCTTCTGGTTGCCGAAATATCTCTTAACATATTTCAGCATTTCACTGTTATTTTGTACCATTGATACCATCCTCCTTCACCAGTTCTTTTTTAGCAAATTCCTGGTAATAAACAACACAATCCTTTAATTTTGTCACCGTGTATGGTGCAAGTGATATGTAACCTTTTTTTTCGAGTTGATGGGCTTCTCTGTGCATCTCTAACCAGCTATTTGTCTCAACAGCTTTGATATCACTGCCGAGCGGTTTTACGTTCCTTATCATCCTGTACCTCCGTTTATTATAATGCTTCAATGACTTTGTTAAAAGCCATCATAGCAACAAACAAATCAGTCAAATCAATATACCTTTTTTTTCCTGATTCAAACAAGTTTTCATTTCTAATCAAGGTTGCGATAATCCTCAGTTTCAAATAGTAGTCTATGTTTTCAAGATCTGTTTCTTTGGATTTTAATTCAAACAAAACACATATCAAGGATTTCTTTATTAAATCCTTGTGTTCAGCAAGTTGATTAGCAACAATAAACTCATCAAAATCTTGCGTAACAACCATCATGGAAACGGAATAACCAATGTTAAGAATCTTATTTACTGTTAGCTGAATAGCATCATCGTTGTTTCCAATCACTGGTTTATGTTCAATGAATCTTGGCAGTTTTGACTTTATCTCAATATACGCCTTGCTCAATGAGGCAAATTCTTCAATGTCTAAGATTCTACTATCTATCTGCATCTCTACACCTCCATCATTCTTTTTTCTATATTTCTTTTCAAACTCAAAAACATTATGATGCCATCTGCTAAAGAATTATACTTCAAAGCAAATTCTTTGTATCTATCTTCTGGCAACAACACAAAAAACGAAGCCATTACAGATAAAACATTGTGCTGTGCACCTAATCTCGAACCCAACATAAGAATCTCTGTTACTGTTTTACATGTCAGCATTAATTCTCTTTCATCTGATGTCAGTTGTAATTGGTTAATATCGTTGTTAAGTCCAATATCTACACACACACTTAATAAATCTGTTTGAGCTTCATTGATATCGGTTTCAATCACCAATTTTCTGGAGTGATCCTCATAGTCTTTAAGTAGTCTGATTTTTGAAGCAAGTTTTCTAACATTCTCCTCATCAACTTTGATCGGGAAAACTGGAAACTCAAGTTTATTTTCTTCTGATTCAAACTCTGGGTTAAATACAGTGTGGTGTATCTTCCCAAACAATTCACCATCCATCATTGGTTGAAGAGAGTCTGTGATTATATTGAATTTGCCATCGGTTGGAAATTCTCCACGCCTTATAACAAACTTAATAAAATCTGATTTCAGCTCTCTTTCTTTGCTGGCATAGTATCCAGTTGGAATTGACAATATTAATCCCATTCTTGAAACATAATTCAAATCTTCATTCGAAACACCAAGTGTAGCACTATCTTTGTCAATGTTGCCGACCAGCACACCTTTATCTTTCTGTGATCTAACATACCTTAAAATAACGTCAATCATTAAAGGTGTGTTATCAGCCGTTGGTTCAAGGTTTTGGTAACCCTTATCGAACTTTGTCAAATCAATTGCATTATACACATTGTTAATAGCTTCAAGCCTTTTCATACGATACCTCCAGCAGCGCTTAAGAAATGTTCCATATAATCAGCGTCATATCCTTCTCCCAAGAGAAAGTCTGACAAATCACAATAACTAACACCAGGTTCTTCCAGTATTGCGTTAAACTCATCTAACTGTAATTCATAGATTCTTTTAGCCTCATTCTTTGAAATTCCATCACGGCTTACCATTAAATTGATTGGGTGTTCCATTATATCCTCCATAAAGTTTTTTTTCTGCAATCAATAGAGTTAGTAGCGCAGCTAATAAACTGCTTGAATCATAATAATAAAACAAAATTCTAAATCATTCAAGTTCATTTTATCCCCTTTTTAAACTGCCCCCCTCCTTTATTTATATATATAATGTAGGGGGCAAGTCTGAGGTCAATTTACTTTACGACTGTAACTAAGTCAATAGTTTTATTTTTTAGCATACCATAATTGAATTTTTATATTACTGTAAGTCCTTTAAAATAAACTATTTAAGGGCAACAAATATTTTTTTGCTAAACTTTTTTATTTTGTTTCAAATTTTATTTTAAACAGTCTAAAAAGTTACAATTGTCTATCATACAGAAAAAAATGTTTGACAAGTTTATTGGGTTTTTGTATATTGGCATCGTTCTAATTATTTCCCCCTTAGATTCGCTCTGGGGATGTTTTATTAAATTATTTTTAGCTTGTCACCTACCCCCAGGGCGGTCTAATAAGATAAATTATGTTTGATATTTTCTGCGTGATAATTTTTTATTTGTCAATATATATAACAGGGGTTCAGGAGGATTTTTTATACTTAAACGAATCTGCGCCCTATCGCATAGAAGCAATAGAGCGCAGACTACTCAGAGGTAGAGAGAGATATATTAACTAAAGTAAGGGCACATGCCACGATCTCTGTATCCACAATAATCACAAGCCCAGGGGTGATTGAATCCTGATGGGATAAATCTTGTGTGTGGATCATTAAGTCTATTCCAGAAATTAACAAGAATTTCTGTAAGTTCTTTCTTTCTGAATGTTTTTACTGGATAATCAGCACATAAAGCAGTTTTAGCTTTTTTCATATACCACATTGCTTGTAGATGTGGCTTTATGTTTTCCAAGTATAATGAGTAAGCTGATAACTGAAATCTGTGCATCACTGTTGGAGCTGATACTTTCCTGGAACTGGTTTTAAAATCAATAACCTTATCTTTTAGAATCAAATCCGGATAACCCATTAAAAGAAATTCTCCTGTGCCAGAGTGACTGAACTTGATTTCCAGCTTGTTTTCGACGCCCACGATATCTTCCTGCCTAACATTGTCTGGATGTTCGCTTACCCCGTATCCGGTCACAAAAGCGACTGCTTTATCTATAGAATCGTACTTTTCTTGAGCATAAGTCCAATCACAATCAACTGTTCTAACATAATCTGCGGCTATATCTTTACACTCATTAAGATTGAACCTTCCAGATTCTTTCTTATCTTCGTATATTCTCTGGATTCCCTTGTGTGTTCCAGAGCCAGTAACCATCGCTCCGTTAGGTGGAATTTTAATCCCTTGCACATAAGATAGATAATATTGCAATTCACACCTCATAAATGTTCCAATTCTTGATACGCTTATATATTCCACAAATTCCTCCTATAGCTCATCTAACATATCATCTATAACATCAAGCTCATCTTCCAGCGCTCTACATACATTAGCCAAGTATTGCTTTGTGAGTTTGATAGTTTCTGTTGTTAAGGGGATGTTTTTGGTTGTTTGTGTTCCAGATTTTTTTCTATCACAAAACAACTCAATTGATTTGATTTCATCAATATCCTCTGCAAACTCGATAAACTCTTGGATACGTTCTGAATTTCGCACAAGTTTTTTGATCTTGTCAATGTTTTCCCTTTTTGCCATTATTCCTCCTCATTTTTTACAGCGGGTTTTTGTTCATTGTTCTTGATCAACGCTGCCAGATATGACCTTAAAGCTGTAAGTTTGCCTTTTGATCGTGTTCTTTCAATTGATGTTACGTTAAGGAACTGCTTTATTGTTTTTCTTGTAGTGATAACATCTTCAAAACCCTTTAAGTTCAATTCCATTGCAGAGTTTACTAACTTCTCACAAACTTCCTGCATTTCCTTAAGCTCATTACCTTTGAGTTTCTCATTCTCCATATCTTCTGGTTCTGACGGCTCAGGAGCTTCTACAGTCTCTTTTATCTGTTCAGTAGTCTCTTTACTCTCATCCTCTTTTTTTGGAGCTTCAAGGTGCTTAGATTCAACCTCTTGTTTTTCAGGTTTATCGGCTCTATCGTTGTCACTCAACATCGCTTTTGTTGTAATTTCATCAATATCTTGTGGATCAATACTAATTTCTGATTTTAGTGTTTTAGAGTTTATCTCTTCCTGCTTTAAGCGATACGGTATATCTTCCTCAGTGTTGAGCCCAAGAGCTATATCAGGATAAGCATCCTTAATAGCCCTTTCTAATGATCGTTTTTTCAGCATGTTAATCGGGTCACGCTTCCAGTTAAACTTATCAAGTAAACCGTTAGACCTGGCTATTTCAAGCGTGTAATAACCAACGTGCTCAGTTATTACAACCTCATCATCCCATAAGTTTGCTTTTTTAACTGTGCAAGTAACCCCAGTCACTTTACCATTATCATCTTTGAGATAAGAATATAAGTGACCTCTCCATGTACTACGCCTGAGAGCAAGCGCATGTAGTGCAATTACATCAACATAAGGAACTCCTTTGATTATGTGGATGTGTTCAAAAGACGCTATCGGACTCAACCCAATCTCCGAACCAGCTTCGAGAGCATAAAACGCATCGGCTTTTTTCTTAAAATCGGATGGAATTAAAGCTGATTGCGAATACACCTCAGCTAATTGCAGCATCTTTACTTTCTCATCATAAATTGAAAGTTCTTTGGTTTCCATTCTAAAACCCCCTTTTTTATTCTGGTTACAATATATAATAAGGGGCTCAATTCTGTCAAACCTTTTTTTTTATTTTTTTTTCTTGACAGTATTTACAGTATAATGTAAAAATAGAATTGAGAAAAATAAAGGGGGTAAGGCATGGACAACAGGAAAGTTAAGCTATATAGGCAAGACGTTCGTCACATAAGATACTCAAAAAAAGAGAAGTTGGAGCGCAAGAAATTATCAAAGCGTTATCGGGAAAAGATAACAAAACTCAAAAAAGATTATGGTGTTGGTGTAGCTGATTTTGTCACAATATATTTGTCTAAGATTGAACCTAAAATAAGCGAAGCTGCTTTCTATCAGCAATTTTACGGTTATACTTTTCTTAAAGATGAAGTTATTGTTATGTTAGATAAATTCATCAACGATGCTGTTAGAGCAACAGTAAATATGAACACCAGGAAAAAGCGTGTTAAAAGACATAACAGGTAAGATCAATGGCGAGGAACAGAATGATTAGTAAAGAGTTCTGGACTTCCGCAACCATCGGTAAATTGAGCGCAAATGCCAGGTTGTTATTTATCGGGATGTTTAACTTTAGCGATGATTGGGGGGTTCATTTAAATTCGGATACCCTTCTATTAGGTGAGATATTTTTATATGATGGAGATGTTACACCTAATGATGTTAATGGTTGGAAAAATGAACTTATTGAAAACGAATTAATATATCAGGTTAATAATGTTGAGAACAAATCAGTTTTACTTATCAGGAGTTGGGAAGAGCACCAGAAGATTAGTAACCGCTCTTTTACTACAGCAATTTTAAGCAAAAAAACAGTAAATGAACTAAGAAGTTTACTTGCTATATGCAGTAAGGAAGAGCGTTTACAAATTTGCGAAGATTATACGTCTATACTAAGAAATAATTTCTTAGCTAAAGTAGAAAGAAAGAAAGTAGAAAGTAGAAAGAAAGAAGTAATTAGTCAAACAGAAATTTTCGGTTGCGAAAAGATAAGTTTCACCGATATTAAAGCATGGTGGAACAATGAGATATGCGATATCCACACTAACATAAGACCAATCAGGGCTATAGATGAAAAGAGAAAGAAAAAGATCAGGACACGATGGAATAACAATATAATGCTAAACAGAATTACATTTGATCAATTAAAGTATGAAATAGTAAATTCACTTTTTCTACAAGGTATCAATAAAAGAGGCTGGGTTATAACATTTGATTGGTTAATAGAGAATGATTTAAATATAAATAAAGTTCTTGAAGGTAGATATCGTGATAAAGGGAGTGCGTTCTAATGGATAAAAATAATCTTAGAAGGTTACATGAAATAATAAACAGTTATTCATCAAATATTTCTAAGCCTGAATTTAAAAGCAAAGATTTTACTTTCATGGTTGGAATAATTTTGGATAAGCACGGTGTGTCGATTGAACAAATATCAACAGTGTTTTTAAAATACGCAATTGAAAAAGATAAATTTCCATCGCCAAAAGAAATTAATGAAGAAGCTGAGATTATCAAAAACAAACAAAAGATCATAAAAAAGAGATATATTTTTATCGATGCAGATGGATATGATAAAGACATAGAAGATGGCTACTTACAGTTCTTGGATGCAAGAAGGATATCAATTAGTGAAGATGAGTTACCAGAATATATAGAAAAAGTAAAAGCGATAAAACATTTTCCTAAGTTATATGAATTATGTTGGGTTGTGATGGGTAAGGAAGCACGGTCACTTGATAAACCAACTAGTGAAAATAAAAAACTAAGAAAATTATTTGGAGTTAAGGTGTATGACAAAGATAAACAAAAAGAATTTTTCTAAAGATTTGCCTAATGATGCAAACACGGAGGCTTATGTGTTAAGCCAGATTCTTAACTTTAATGAGTGTTTTTATATAGGGATTAACAAACTTAATAAACACCACTTTTACAGGAAAAGTCACAAAGCATTATTTGCAATATTACAAGACATGAATGTAAAAGGTACGATGGTTACGATGTTGAGTGTAGTTGATCGAATTACAAGAACAGGAGAGCTTTCTGAATATGGATCGATAGAGTTTGTCCAAAAAATAAGCTCTTTATCTGTATCTGGTTTGTTATTTAATAATTATTTATCTGTATTGGAAGATAAGTATATACTAAGAAATATTATTGTTAGTACTAATAATATTGTTGCTGATTGTTATGAGGAAAGGGAGATTGATGAGATCGTGACAAACCTTAACGATTTGGCTATACAATCGACTAAAGAATCTAAGTTTATGTATTCAGCAAGCGAAGGAGTTAGTAATACATTAGATGACATTCAAGAAATGATGAACTCAAAGGATGGAAACGTATTACATAAAACTGGATTTGTTGATATTGACGATAGTATAGGTGGTTTTAAAAACGGTGAGTTGATATTTATCGGGGCTAGACCAAGAATGGGTAAAACAGCATTAATGTTATCAATAGCATTTAAAAAATCCCTTTTTGAAACCGTTGTTATATTTTCACTTGAGATGACAGTTGATTCGTTAATGGCAAGGCTGATAAGCACACTGACAGGAATAAACAACAATAGATTATCTATCGGAAAAAACTTAACCAAAGATGAGCTTGAGCAAATTACCACCGCTGCTGATGTGATATCGAAAAGAAATTTAATTATAATTGATCAGGCTGGTTTAACTGTAGAAGATATGGAAGCAAAGATCAGGGCACTTAAAGGTAAATATGGTAGATTAGGTCTTGTTTTTATTGATTATATTAATATCGTTAGAGTTAAAAAAACTTGCGGTCTTTACGAAAAAACAACAATAATATCAAACCGACTTAAAGAGTTGGCAAAAAACGTAAGGTTACCGATAATTTGTCTATCGCAATTAAACAGAGAGCTTGAAAAAAGAGATTCTAAAAAGCCAACAATGGCTGATTTTAGAGATTCTGGAGCTCTTGAGCAAGATGCAGATATGTTATTCGCTTTGCACAGAGAATCAGTATATAAAAAATACACTGAGGATCAGGGTGTTGCTCAATTAATCCTGCTTAAAAACCGTAGAGGTAGAGCGCAAACATTTGATTTGTATTTTGATGAAAACACTACAGCTTTTTATAATATCACAAGGAGGTATAATGATGGAAATAGTGATTAGTTTATGTGTAACTATAATATATGCATGGTTTAGTGCTGGTATCATAGCGTATATTATAAGAAAAATCTATTGTTTTAGCGATGTCACAATATCAAAAGCAAACTTGAATTTGGAAGAAAAAACAGTGTTGGTTTTTGCTTTTTTAACTGAGTTTTTAGTTGTTGTGTGTTTAGGGTTTTTGAGTTTGATAAGCGTAATTTTACAAATCATGGAGGAAGAAAATGATAATGATTGGAATTGATCCAGGCATCCATAATGGGTTAGCTGTAAAATATAGCAACAGTAATCTATATCTAACATACACTTTAACGTTTTGGGAACTTATTGATAAAGTTGACAGAATTATTAATCAAAAAAATAAAGCAAAGATATTTATTGAAAACCCAAATCTGAACCCACCTTTGTTTTTTGATCAAAAAAACCTTCGTGGCAGGAGTAATCAGTATATATCAAAAGTTGCTCAAAATGTTGGCATGAATAAAGCTATAGCACGTATGATAATAGAAAGGTATAAAGATAACCCTAATTGCACTGTCACTGAAATTAAACCATCAAAATCATCCGGAACAAAATTACCGTTAGCAAAAGTTGAAAGATATGTGAAAATGAACGGTAGCAAATCGGAACACGCCAGGGATGCAGTAATGTTAATTGCTGGGAGGTAGTATGATAAAAAAAACTGAAATGCTGATGTTTTTAAACATGTATAATGGTAATGGTATTTATCACTACTATACTGAATGGATTGACCTTAAGGTATCAAAATACTCAATTAGATATCTCGTTATCCCGATGGAGGATTGCAAACTCACATTTGTTCAAAATAGCGAAAACTATATTTTTGTAAACCCAACCCTGATTCCAAAAATTGATAGATATAAAAGCGATATTAAATTCAGGATTCCAGTTAAGTTAACAAAGCCTGAGAAGGTTTATAAGATCGCACTTAATCTACAGCCAATATTTGTTGAGTTGGTAAATAAGATAAAGGAGTTATGATGTACAAATTAGAACCAAGTAATGTGTATTCTGGTATTATAATCGATAAAACAATGTATTTTGTTTGTAATAACGAACTTGTTATAAACAAAAACTATTTATCGTTCCCTAAAGAAGCACAAGTTTTATTTAATTACGATATCGAATGGGTTAGAGCACCAGAAGCTAAAATCCCAACAGTATCTAATCATGATGTTATTGTAGATTTGTGGCAGGAAATAAGTGAAGCTGTTAATTTGTTTTATGAAATTGTTGTTCCGAAACAAAAGCTGATTATGAAGGTCACAGATGAGTTGTATGAGCGAGGTGATTACTACACACGTGTTTTACTTTGTGAAGGTGTTGAGTATGAAATATATGAAAAAAGCTATCAAGCTTTTAAGGAGGCTGCATCTGTCACATCAAACGTTTACTGTTGTTCATTAAATCTTTTATTAGATAACGATAATGGATATTGCTATATGGTTAAGGAATACGGTGATCTGATTGGTTTTATTAAGCTGTATAATTATGATCAATACAAATTACCAATTCCAGGTTTGGAAGATAAAAAAATCAAAGAAGGGGTGAAATAAATGAAAGACACAAACATAGATTGCTTTGATCATACATGGAATCCAGTTTGGGGGTGTGCAGTAGATACACCGTGCTGGGAGTATTGTAAATCCCGTGAGATTGCCAGAAGATGTGCCAGGCAAATAGCTGTAAGGGAGCATACTTATCTTAAAAATAGAGGCGAGCTAAAAGAAAATTATGATTCAATACTAAAAAAGATCAAGAGTTACAGCACTGTTATGCGCCTCTATAGTTGCAAACCTCCTCTAACAAAAAAACCATCAAACATTCTGGTTGGGATGATGTCAGAAATTTATTTCTGGGAATTATCTTGGATACAAATGGTTTTTGATGAAGCAAGCAAAAACCCGCACAATAACTACATCTTACAAACATCTTTTCCACACGTGTATGCTGTTTATATGCCTGGAGATATTCCAAATAATATTGTGTTCGGGATAACAGCAACAACTAACGATAAAATACGAGACGCAAACGATTTTGTTCTTGAATATAGGCTATATAACGATCCTGATGGAACTGTAAGGTTTATGTTAGCTATAGAACCAATCCAAGAAGCAATAATAGAAGGACTTGATTTATATGATTGGGTTATAGTCGGTGTTGTTACTGGTAATTTTAAGCGATTTGAGGTAAAAAAAGAGTGGATTATAAATCTTCAATATAAAGTTTCTAATAAACAGAAACTATTTATAAGGGATAGTGTAAACAAATATTTGTTTAACAAAGACGAACATGATTTTAGAAAGGAAACACTAGATGTTATTGAAATTGTGCAAGGAGATGACTAAGATGAGATATTTAATTTTAATTGCAATCCTGATATTGGTTTTTGTTCCAAATCAGGCAGGATGTAACACGAGATATGTCACTCAACACGGGTGGGAATTACATTTTACTGCTGGTTTAGCTGGGGGCTGGGTATGTTACAAGGTATTAAATGCCTTAGACTTTCCCTCTCCGGCTATTCTCACAGCTTTTGGCGGACTTTCTCTTACTTTCCTAAAGGAATATACAGACAAAAATTTTTCGTGGCTTGACGTGGCTTACAGTGGCTCTGGCATAACTATAGGTTTATGCTATTCAATGAGGTGGTAATAATGATAATATCAAAACTGGTAAAAAAAATAATTTCTTTCAATTTTAACAAATACTTGGGAGTTTTTTGATACCGGTTTTGACTCCCAAAGGAGGTTAGTATGAACAGATTTGAGATTGATCCTAATTATAGAGCTTCAAGTGCAGGTGTATTCAATGCAGATAATAATGTACGTTGTGATACACTAGTTGGCTGGGTATATGTAAAATGCCGAATTTGTGGCAACGATGTGTTACAGCTTCAAGAAAACATGGTCACTGTTAACCCGATACAGTTAGTACACACACTAAAGTGCCAAAACTGTAAAACTGAAATTACTGTTCCAGAAGGGATGGTGTTTGATGATATTCCTGACTGGTACGATGGTTTGATTGAAAAAGAGATAGATGAAGATATTATCAAAACAGCCATAAGAATAGTTAGATGTTTTGCTGGAAAACAGGATGAGTTAATGGATGTTATTGTTAATAACACTGTGTTGGAAATCACAACAAGACAAGGTTGTTCAATCATCTATGTATATTCCTCAAACGATATAAAACTAAGAGGAACTTTTATTTACTCTAAAATCAAGGAAGATGGGGTAAAGGATTTCATTAATTTAGCTTTGAAGCTAAGGAGGAAAGAAAATGGAAAAGATTTGTAAAACCTGTAAACATTGGATAAATTTCAACAATTTGGCAGGAGAGTGCAACCGTTTAAAACGCTGCATTGATGGTGATTTTGTAGATACAGACGGTAAGGTAATTTCTGAACAATATCCAAAAGAACCATACGATTTTCCTGAGTTAAACTGTGATTTTCGCATAACTAATTTAAGTATTTATGTAGGTGATGGTTACGAAACAGAAGATTATGATCCATCAGATTTGTTTGGTAATGTCAGGGTTTTGTTTGGAAGTGCGTTTGGGTGTAATCAATGGGAATTAAAGGAGTAATCTATGAATATACATAAAGAACTTAACGATCTAGTTAACTCGATATTAAGGGATTGTGTTGAAATCGAAATCACGATTAAGAAATTCCGTTTAGAAATAAATATAGATAGTACTAATAGTATTTGTATTTGCCCAAAATCTGGCAACATAATACTGAGCGGTAGATTTTATTTGGACAAATATAATCTTTTTGAGTTTGACAAGTTATTAGATTTTGTCAAACAAATAACAACAGATAGCGAAGGAGACGAAAATGAGTAAAAAGATATTGTGGTTAGATTGTGAAACAACTGGTTTATCAGAAAGATCAACAATAGTACAGCTTTCTGGAATTATTGATATTAACGGTGTTAAAAAAGAGGAGTTTAATATTTACGCAAGACCTGATGAGTTTGCGGAGATATCTCCAGAAGCCTTGGAGATAATTCAGCTTACTGAAGAACAGATCATGAAGTTTCCACCAAGAATGGAATCGGTGAGAAAGTTCAAGAAAACAATGGGCTTTTATATCAATAAGTTTGACAAAAGCGATAAATTCATTTTGGCAGGTCAAAACGTGAGCTTTGATCTCGGTCAGTTAATCAGGTGGTGTGAAGATAAGTACCTTGGAAGTTATATCAATTTTAGGGGTACTTTAGATACGCTTCACCTATTTAGAGCACTTCAAATCGCTGGTAAGTTTCCACCAACCAAAAACTGTAAGTTAGAAACTCTAGCTGAATTGTTTGGATATGAATTGATTGCTCATGATGCTTTGAACGATATCAGGGTAACAAGAGCAATTGGAATTGATATGATGAATATGTTGCAAGACGTTAAACTTTTCGAACGGAGGGCAAAATGATAGATAAATACCCAAACAGGATGGAAAGACGCAGACAAAGGAAAGGGATACCAAGGCTTTACAAAAAACTAGATAAGCTGGAAAAGGATTATAAGTTCAAAAGAATCGGTAAAAAGCTTTATCTGTTTAAAAGAAAAGCCATTAACGATGCGATTAACAAAGAAAGCAAAAAGTAGATAAAGTAAAAACAGCCAGAAGCAGTTGACTAAATCAAGTTATGTTATATTAGCAGGGGTTTGGCTGTTCCCCTGCTAAAGCAAAAAAGGAGAACAGTATAATATGATTACAAATACGTATAAAAACTTAACTCTTGTAATGGGGGATTGCACTGAATATATGAAAAACATTAAAGATAAGTATTTTGATTTGTCAATTGTTGATCCTCCGTACGGTTGGGGTGGTGAACCAATCAAAGGCAGAAATGTATCTGGCGGTACTGAATGGAATAAAGCACCTGATGATGAGTATTTTAAAGAACTGTTTAGGGTATCAAAAAACAGTATAATCTTCGGAGGAAATTATTTTAACTTACCACCAACACGGTGTTATATTGTTTGGGATAAAAAACAACCAATAAAAGGATTTGCCAGGTGTGAGCTTATGTGGACTGATCTTGACGAAAACTCTACAATTGTTGAGTTGCCGTATTATGGTAACATCAATAGACCTATAAACAGGTTTCACCCAACACAAAAGCCAGTAGATTTATATAAGTGGCTGTTAAATAGATATGCAAAACCAAACTTCAAAATATTCGATAGTCACTTTGGATCATGTAGTTCTGGGGTTGCCTGTTTAAACAGCAAATATGATTATTACGGGTGTGAAATTTCAGCAGACTATTATCAAAAAGCAGTAGATCGGATAAACAGTTGTAACCAGCTGTATTTAAATATTTAGGGGGAAAGATGCCAATAACCAAAGCTATGAATAAAGAAAATAAAGCAATTGAACTAATAAGAGAATATGAACCAGTAGAAGGATATTATCTGGCTTTCTCTGGAGGTAAAGACTCTATAGTATGTTATAATCTGCTTCTCAAAGCTGGTGTAAAATTTGATGCACATTACAACTCAACAACAATAGACCCGCCTGAATTACTTAGATTTATTAAAAGATATTATCCGGATGTTGAATGGCATTATCCGACCTATAAGGGAAAGCCCACTAATTTTTATAATTTGGTGAAAGCAAAGGGATTACCAAGTAGAAATGGAGCATGGTGTTGTGAAGCATTAAAAGAGGGCAGTGGATATGGTAGGATAATGATAGAAGGAGTGCGTGCGGCAGAAAGTTATAAGCGTTCATTGCGCAAAAAGTTAGAATATTTTTTAAAGCCGTATTGGTATAAAAAATTAAAAGGTCAGAAAATTGATATTGATACCCTTGAAAATTTAAAAAATACTGGGCGTGCAAAACAGGTTATTAATATTATTTTCGATTGGAGCGATAACGATGTGTGGCGATATATCAGGGATAATGATTTGCCCTATTGCAATCTTTATGATCAGGGGTGGGATAGAATAGGTTGCATTGGCTGCTGTAAGGTTGGTACAAGAAAGAAACAAAGAGAAATTGAGCTATACCCTATATATAAAGCTAATATTCTGAAAGCAATCAAATATTTAATGAGTAAAGGTAAATTCAAAAGATTTGAATCTGCTGAGGATGTTTTTAGCTGGTGGGTTTCTAATAAATCAATTGGTAAATATTTCGGAGAAAAACAACAAATACGGATAAAACTATGAATATTCTAAGTTGTTTTGACGGGATGGGTGATGTTGGGGAACGGATGGACTGTTGATGTAATCGCTCATGTACTCTCATTTATTCCTCATAAACAAACATAAACTTTTCGTTGATATCATCTACGTGAATAAAATGCTTAGCTCGATTAATTCCAATGTGGTTAAACCCAGCCATAATAAGACTTTTTACAATCACATATAGCTGAACACCAGAATTAAAAGCAATATCCATCGCACTTGAATCCATTACATCTGTACAGATATGATGTGAATTTATTGCACCACCCTTATCCTTGTTGTGAAACACACATCTACATCCAGAAGTAACAATAAATTTTGCTGTTTCTGGATCGTATCCCTCACCTTTACAAATCAAGTCAGCTACGTATCTAGCATGTTCAATCTGATCCATAAATATCTTGCTCATGTTGCTTCTGCCACAACCACATTTGCAAGTTAGTTCGCTTTCTTTAAAATATATCATTTATGCTCCTTACTTAAATGGAATCAATAACAATGTGCCAAGCACACCAATCAATGTACTAAATACAACCAGCATTATTTTAAAATACTGATCATTTTTTTTTGCTTTTTTGTTTAAAAAATGATTAAGTTTTTCGTTGATTTGAATTAACGTAACCTCAATTTTGATGATTCTGGAAACAACTCCAGAATCTGGATTACCGTTTCCTAATAAAGTTTTGTGCATATCAATTATTTCTTTTTTGTATTTACATTCAAGTTCTTGATCACCAACCACGTTTATCTCCTTTAATATAAGGGGCGATGTTAACCGCCCCTTTTGAACACCCAATTACCCGCTGATTGGGATTTTAAAAGCACGGTAAAGAATGAACCGTACCTGTCTTACGATTTCATCATCAACTTCATTCTCGGTTTTCTTTGCCTGTTCTTCGAGCCAGTCACAGATTGATTTAATCCAATCTTTAACTGGCATAAGCCCATATACCCATTTTAGCAGTTCTAAAATCTGCTCCTCTGGAATGAGCTCAATAAGCCATTTGATAACTTTCATACCAAACTCCTTAGTTTTTATTTGTCCCGAAGTTACCCTTCATCACATGATGTATAATAGAGGGTATTCCGAGCATTCCTGATATCCACTGTACCATCGCAACAATGTTGGGCGGTATCCCAATCTCAACGCCGAACTTAGTTACAAAGCCAAACACAATTGCGCATATCAATGTTTTATTGCCATCGATAGATTTCCATAAATTCTTAATCATTTTATACCTCCAATTTACTATTCTCTGCTAAACCAATTTGTGCCATCAGACCAGATTATCCTTTTTCCGCCGGCAGTTGATATAGTGTCGGCAGCAGCTTCATTAACGGTCTCTGCTCCTTCTGTATTGATAGTAATATAATTTGTGTCTGCATTAAATTCAGTATCCCAGATTTCAAATCTCTTACCGACTGAAATTAATGATGTTGGAATTGTAACATCTACTGTATCAGTATCGGTATGAGATATATTAATTATATAATCAGAAACCAAAACTGTATATGCTGAGTCCTCAACTGTAGTTACATTGAATGTTACTCCACCAGAAGCAGTAATATTACCTGTTGTAACCAAATTAGCTGCACCGAAATCCCATTCTCCATCAGTAGTATTATCTATTGTCTCACCATTCATACCCCTAATTTCTGCTGTCTGGATATTTTCACCATAACCAGCTTCATCATTGAAATCAATTCCATAATCAAATCCGCCGCCAGCGGTTGATCTAACGCTCACCGCTTTGAATGCTGCTGGGATTGTAGTACCTGTTGCATCACCTTCTGCAAACGCCATAATCGCAGCATGAGGAACAGTATTTGCATTATCTTTTATTACACCAATAACGGCAGCTTTTCCGCCTGGGTTAGTTAGCGAAATAGTAGGATTAACCCCATTAGTGTCATAAATACCTAATAGTCCAGCCAGATATCCATCGGGAGTGTCGCCTTCATCAGTTTCCTCTATTTCGGCATAACCCATAACAGAATATAAATTATCTTCAATATTTGAATCATCTTCCTGGATCGCATAAAAACTACCACCATAAAGTTCAGATAAACTACCGCCAGATGAATTATAACCAAAAGCCTGAACAGGTCTTAAAGCTCCTGTACCATTACCGCCAGAAGCATATAATCCAACGGATAATCCATCAGTATATCCTGTGCATGTACCATCTTCGGCATATATCCCAATTATATTATCTCCTGTAGTGACATCATATTTCGTTCCAGAAGTGCCAACATTCATTAATCCAGATAATATAAAATTATTTGCCGTAATTGTGTCTGCTATTATACTATCAGAGTGGATAGCTTGACTTGCAACGATAACACGTGCATAAACAGTATCAACTACAATTGTGTCGGGCTCAAGCTTCTGGCAGCTAAGAATAAAATATCCAGTGCCATTGTTACTCAGCATATCAATAACATCATTTTGCATAGTGATCTGCCCCATACCTAAACCATAATCGGCATCAGCGTTAACTTGGACAGTAAAGAAAAACACCATTGCGATAATCGCAACAGTGAATATAAACTTAAGTAAATCTCTCATTATCCTATCTCCTTTATTTTAAGATTAACTGAGACGGATGCACGAGCGCAACCGCCCCAGTCGGAGCATGGCAGCCCTATTTAAACTTAGATATATAAGTCCGATATGTACTGTGGTTGCCAGCAGTTTTGCTTTTCACAAAAATCTTAATCCCGTAATACGGGCAGTCATTTTTATATTCAATAGTTTCTTCGTCTGCTAAATTGATGGTATATGAATACCTGTCAGGGTCTATCAAAAATTGAAGAGAATCACCATCCCAACTTTTGTAAAACCCGTAAGCCTTACATGTGATAGTATCTGTTGTTGCGCCAGTATTTTTAATATACAGGCTGTAGTTATAAGAATCATGCACAATCATGCTATCGGCAACAACATAAGAGTTTGTTGTTGTGCCAGTAGATGTTGCAACGTAATAGTTTATCGCACACATAATTGAAATAATCACTGTTGCGATAATTAGCAGGGCAACCTTTTTCACAATAACCTCCATTTATTTAATTTTTCCATTCCATAAATCCTTGATATATAGTGATAACATTATCAGCTTTGGCATTATCCCACGTTGCTGTTATTTTTAGATTTTGTGCAGCAGTCATGTCAATTGTTTGCAGCTTTGTGCCGTTATCTACAGTATCATCATCGATCTCTGTATGTCCGTGAAAAGCAACTTTTCCGTTTGCCCCTACACTATACACTGTAATATCAAAATCAGCACACCATACTGCGTTCGTGACATTGCCTATTGCTGGCTTAAAGCTCGATAATTCAGTAGAACCAATATAAACCTTTATCGTTATGTCGTCAGAAGCAGAGTTGTTTGATATTAAACCGCTTGTCTCAACATTGATTTTATTTCCTGCTTTCAAATCATTAGCGCCCAACACACCAGTGTATATAACTGTTTCGCTGGTTGTGTTGGATACATTTAATGAATCGGTCAACACGTCAGAGCTCCGCACAATTGTTCTTTGAGTGCCAACATTAGTTATATAGAACCTATCGTTACTAAATTCAATTGACCCAGCCTGTGGAGTAGCAAGTAGTGCAGTGCTGTCTAATTTTACTCTTGCAGCATATAGAGTATCTGTATTTACCCTTTCTACCGTAAAG